CCCATAAACTGAGCCATCAAGTCCTTTCTCTCCGATTGTGATTTATCAATGAATAGGGCGTTGTTAGCTTGTAGGGAAAGGGCAGTCATAATGAAATCCTCATATCTTCCCACATAGGTTTCAATGACTTGATTGGTATCCCTCCTTTCCGTTCCGTTAAGTGATTCCCTACCGGTATCTCCTTCTCTCCAAAAATCAACATCCACTTTTACGTTCTTTCCCTTATTGATTGTTCTTCCTTCTCTACGAATACCATATACAACTCCATCTACGGAGAATTCCAATTGACAATGAAAATCTAACTTACGATTATTCATAATAGCAGATGCTTTGTAAGCCCTACTGCACTTATCAAACAAGCAGAATGAGATTGCATCAAATAGAGATGATTTACCTTGAGCGTTTGGTGCAAATAATCCCATCAATCCGTTTACCTTATCAAAATTGATTACGTTTCTCTCTCCGTATGAAAACATATTGCTGAAATCAAACTTAATTGGTTTCCAACTAATGTTTCTTTGTAGTTCTGATGGTTGAATTCTGCTATTAATGTCACGATTTATTTTCTCAATTCCAGCTAAATCTTCCTTTGTCACAAATGGCATCATACGTTCCACATATTCTCCTATTAAAGAGTTTTGATGGTTTATATCAGCTACAGTATCAACATCCAATCTTGCTTCTCTATCGTTGGTTTTCTTCTTATTAAATGTATCCGTTCTAATGATTGTAAAATCTTCTACACCATACTTTGCCGTAATATCAGCCATCATTCTTTTAGTATCTGCCGTATCAGTATTGGATACTCTAACTCTTAAACGAGGGTATAAAGGCATATCATCCACATCCGGTACAATACCACCATCAACATCTAAAGTGTAATAACCATAATCGTTTTTGATATCAATTTCTTCGTAAGTCATTGTATCTAAATCCCAAGCTAAGAATCCGTGCTTATCTAATGTCTCACCAAAGTTTTGTTGTACCAAAGAGCCGGCATATACCACCTTACATCCGCTTGGTGATATCATCTCTTGTCTTTTATGGATATCTCCTAATAAAGCTAAATCATATCCATCAAATATATCAGTTGTAAAATGTCTACTACTAACTACATAACCAACATCGGTTGTGGAGTTATCAACAGGTCCATGAAATAATGCAATCTTTTTGTTTCCAAATAAAGTATTTGCTTTAGGCCAATTATCTTTGTTATCAAATATACTGAATACTGCAAAATCAATTCCTCCAATAGAATAAACTTGCGTATCTCTTAAGTAATGTAGGTTTGGTAATTTTAATGCATCTACAATTGGAGTAAGTACATCCAATCTGTCCGAATTGTTCATATTACAATCGTGATTACCAGCAATCATAATAGTTTCGCAAGTATTAGAACATTCCGTAAGTAACCAACTAATCTCTTTTACCAACTCGGGACTCATTTCCAATTTAGCATGAGCTATATCCCCTGCTAAGTAAATAATAGCATCCTCAGTTCCTCTCTTTCTAATTTCCTCAAACATAGAGTTAAATACTTCTCTAAACTCTTTGTGTCTTTTGATGTTACGGATGTGTATATCCGCTATATGGTAAATAGTTTTTAATCTATTCATACTATTTTTTATTTTTATTACATCCTTCATTAAATCCAATAGAATATACTTCCTCTATAAATGCTTTTGGAACTTTTATTTGATAATGATTACCATCTGCGAATGATATGGTTATATCCCACATTATTATGTCCTCTTTCTTTTCAAATACCAATCCTAATGCTGCATCTGATACAACTTCTTTAATTTCTCTCATATTATATATTATTTAATTTGGATAGAACTAAGTCATCCCATCCAGTTTGTGTTGCTCCTTTTAATAATTCTCTAACTGCTTTAAATCCCATTTCACCAGCATCCTTATCAGTTGGTATAATATTTTTTACATTAATACCATTTTTTATAAAATAATCAGTATGCTTAGTTGAATCTGCAATAGCATCTGAATCTAGCATAATGGTTACTTCCTTAACTCCTTTCTCTATAATCTTATTCTTTAGTTTACTCAATAAAAATTTACCAAGCAATGGAATACAATTTCTCTTAATTGAGAATGAATCAAACACACCCTCACATAAAGTAATAGGTTCATTCCAATTGATTTGATTATCAAATACAATAACATCTCTATTAACTGGTGGGTTCTTATATTTCATTCGTTCTTCTTTGTAATATGAACGAGCTACAAAGTAATTCAAATCACCATTCTCATCATACGATGGAACAATGATTCTACCAAAATATAATCCTTCTGAACAATAACCGATATTGTATTTAACTATATCTGATTGAGTAATACCTCTTTCTTTTAGGTAATTCATAGCTTGATTATATTCTGGATTTAATCCTTTTGGTTTAAAATATAATTGCTTAAATTCTGATGGTAATTGTAATTTAGCTACATATTCATCTTTCTCAACTAAGGTATAATCCTCATCCCCATAGATGTCTCTTAACTTATTAAGGTCTCTTATATCCACATTGAGTTTGCGGAGAAGGGATTGTATTGAACGACCCTTAGAATCACATACCCAACAATGCCATCTTTGGGTATCTAAGTTTACTTGAAGTTTCTTTTTATGATGATTACAGAATGGGCAATGGTGGGCCTGTTCATTTCCTTTCAAAGATGAACCCACACCCAATGCGGTGTCCAAAATGTTAATGACTGTTAGTTTATTCTTCCCAGATAGCATATTATGTATATTCTATACAAATATACGAAAATTATGGGAATTTACCAAATTAATGGTTAGCGTTCTTACAATCTCTTAAAAAATCAGATAAAAATTGTAATTTTGCGGCAACTTCACCTCTTGGTTGGTTGGCTTCCACCATTCCTTTAAGGTCTAATAAAGAATCTGCTGCTATTAATAAAGCATCATCTTTTGCATTTAAAAATGCTTCGGAAATTCCGTACTTTTTTGCGATTTCAGGTATTTGCATAACTATTGGTTTATTATATCCCTACGGAAGAATTTTCCCATAAGGTTTTCGTTTATTGAATTTGGGTCTGAAAGTACATCGTATTTAAACTGCCAATATACTTCAAAATATGTTAAAGATTTTTTAGAATAGCAAAACTGAATAATCTCTCTTTCAAAATCTTCACTTTTACCAGCTTTTACTTCTGATTTAATCCATTCATTTGATGAATAGTATTTTTCCCAATCAGAAGAACTTCTTACAACTCTTTTTCTAGTCTTACCTTTTAAGGGTTTTAATCTTCTTACTTGATTTAGGGATTTTTTTCCTATATAATATTTTCCAGTTGGTTTGTGTATAATTTTATATACAAAACCAATAGCACCTTGAGGGGTGCTTTCTTCTGTAACAATATTTCCATTAAATTTCCAGCTCATATTATCTTTTAATCTGAGATGAATATGTTTTTTGGTTATCATATCCACCAACTCCAGTTCCTAATTTTCCATGTCTAGACTTTTCTAAAGTTTTATCATCTGATTTTTTATCTTCAATGATAGTTTTATCAGTACCTTTAGAATCTATTTTACCCGTCTTAGGAGTGTTTTTTGTGTATAAATCAATTAAACTTGACATATCTTAAATTGTTTTTCTATGTATAAATATAACATTATGTGTCAAAACGAACAATAAAGTTTACTGGATAGTCTGGTAGTGACTTTATTGGTCTTGGTAATTTAGCAACTGCAACCATATTTAAATCATCATCATAAAATCCAATTGTAGTAATATATGGTGCTAAATATGAACCAGTAGGGTCTACAGAACCACTTTCTAAATAATCATCAAAACTAGCAAATATATTTGGATTTAATGAAGATGTAAATGGAAAATTTGAATTTCTAATATATCTAATCCCAGCTACAGGTATATCTTTCTGATATGTTTGTGTTAACATTGGGTCATTTGGATTGGTAAGTGTTACTGTTTGCACACTATTACCATCTTCAAAATAAGATGATGGGTTTGTAGATGTATTAAATTCGTTTTCTAATACTGAAACAAAAATTTCATTTTCATATATAGTTTTAGTTGAACGAAAGTATAATGAATAATTTAAAAAAGATGCTCCATTTGTAATATTTTTAGTCATTACAATTAATCCTCTATCATAAAATACATTACCATATATTTCATTATTATAAACTAAATTGGAATATCCATCATCAACATAATCATTCGTACCATCATTTAAAATTGCAGACCCAACTTTTATACCCTCTCCATAATTAACTTGCGGAATTGAAATAACTGCTATATCGTTTCCAATTATTCTTTCATCCGTTGAAGCGTATGATTTTCTATGCCCAACTTCTGTAAATAAAGAAGCTGTTGCCGAATTTAAATAAAATTGAGCTGCAATAGAATCATATACTAATCTTTGATATAATCCATTACTTTGTGGGTCTGATGATGGGTCAAATGTATTACCAATAATATTAGTTCCATATACAGTAGGTACATCATTATTATCCAAAGTCCATTCTTTATAAACTTTGAAAGGTCTAACAATAATATCTGATTTTGGTATTTCCTTTAACATATTATCTATAAATATTCTACAAATGAAAAACCCCCTTTCGGGGGATTCTCAGTTTATCTTAATTCGTATTAAAATGATAATTTAACTTTTATTAGGATTTCCTTATCAAATGATTTAGCGATTGGTTGCGAAGTTTTAGCTACTGCAATCATTTCGTTTGAATCATTATACAATCCTACAGTTGTTACATAACTATAAGGGTCAGTATTAAAAGTAGATACTGTAAAGTCTCCTGCTGTATCACTTACATATGTAGGATTATTGGAATAGTTAAATTCTCTATTTGTTGCTCTTACAAAGAAGTGTTGAGTTGATACATTTTCAGTTCTTCTTGCTTCAAAATTACCACTACCACTAATTGCGTAGAATAATCTCTTATGATTATATTGTTCAGCCGCTGTTGATGCAGAACCACTTAAGTTTCCAATCAAATTACCACCACTATCTCTTACAGTTCCTATCATAGAACCAATTGCTTTTGGATTCAATACAATAATACCTCTATCAGGATAGAATGTACCAAAACCTAAACCAGTTGTAGTATCAGTTGTTGCTGCAACAGTTGCATCATTTTGAGTTCCTAAATTCAATCCACCACTAACTACATTAAATACTCTACCAGCCTTACCAGCGGTATCAGAGAATTTCTTACCACTATCATCAATAAATTTAAATAATCCATTAGAACCACTCAAGTGCAATTCCCAATTACCAGCATCCATAGCTTCTCTATAACGAGCTCTTTGAACATTTATCACATAGATATCATCAGATGCAGTTGTTGTACCAGCACTATTTTGGAATAAAAATTTATCAACTCCAGTTTCTAATAATAATGATTTATATTGGAAATATGTTCCTTTAGTTGCTTCCAAAGAATCTTGATTAACATCTAAAGTTGCAGAACCACTACCATCATAATGTCCATAAGATACAGCAAAATTAACTTCTGCAGATGCACTTACTTGTGGATTGTATTCATAAACATTTGTATAGTATTGAGCTGATGTAGATGAATTTTGTGTAGATGATGTATAGAATGTTGTTAATTCGCCATTATCATTACTCCATAATCCTGTTGTTACTACTTCAACTTTAGCATTTACTTTATCGAAATCACCAAATCTTTTATAAATTCCAGTAGTTACTCCACCAGTAGCGTTTGATATTTGCTGACCAGAAGGGAGTACACTATTAAGAATAGATACGATTTGATTTGTGTCAACCTGTCCAGAGTTAGCTAATGCTGCTATTTGGGAGGTTATATTTGGGTCATTAATTAGTGCCATTTTATATATCTATTTTTATAGTTTATAAGTTACAGTTACTGGGATTGATTGTGAACCTCCCGTTTCGTTACCATAAACAGTTATTGTTGTTTTAACATCAGATGTTAAGTTTGGATTTGGAGTGAATCTAAATTCTAAACCACTTACTACTTGTGCAGTTGTTGTAATTTCTTCACCTAAGAAAACAGGAACAGTACCACTTCCAGTTGAACCCTTAGTTACTGTCAATGTACCTGCTCTTTGGTCTGCTAATACTACTGTGTATCCAGCTGAAGCGTTTCCAGCAGGAGATGTAGTAGGAGTCATACCAACACCACCATCAGTTTGATAAACACCAATAGATGCAACACCTAAAGAAACCACAGGTATTTTAGTTGTACCTTTTGGTAAAGTTACTAATTTGTATCTTAGTACTTGAGTTTCATCAGGACTAGCTTCCGTAATTGGAAGTGCTAAAATAGCTGCATCATAGTAAGCAGAACCTTTTGGATGCGCTGGTTCGTATAATGCGTAATCAATTTCATCATCACCTAAAGCGAACTTAGTAATGTTTAAAGATTGTCCTTGTGCTAATTTGTGTCTACCTTTTTTAGTAAGTATAGCATCGACTGTTATGGTTGAATTATCTAAATATCCCATTTTGTAATTGTTTTTCTATTTTCTATAAATATAACTAATTTTTATTTTCATTAGATTAGTCCACTTCAAGAATTGGTTCACCTGAACCACGTCCTGTCTTAGCCACTCTAAGAATGTTAGGATTAGTTGTGAATGTTTGTACCGGGTCTAATCCATCCGGTGTTGTTGTAGCACTTTGCGTAGAACCCTTATGATAAGAGCGTAGTAAACCTTCACTTAAACTATGCTTATAACGATAATGTGATGGGAAGTAACCATTTAAAGGAGTCACACTAACAGTACTACCACCTACACTTGGTTGATATGGAACTCCATATGATGCTGTATAGAATGGTATTAATGAAACTTCATATTTTGTATTAGTTACTTTAACTACATCATATACTACTTGGTCACCAAGCTGTGCTCCATTTACAGGATATCCTGCGGTTTGAGTTAATATATTTTTATTATATTGTTTTTCAACCAAATCTATTATTTGTCTTGATGAAGTTATATTTCCTTTAGAATCAATATTTTTAACAATACCTACTCCATTTTTTGCATATAATCCAAATCCAGCAATATCTAAAGAGTTTGCATCCATACCAATTGCTTTAAATATAGTATCATCCAATTCACCACTAGCAGAGCCAGTTGGTACTTGTATTGAAACATCCCACATAGGTAATTCAGCAAACAAAGAACCACTAAATGCATAATCAATTTCACTATTATACATAGGAGTTGTTGCTACTAATGTATAAGCTTCATCAGCTATTATATCGGCTTCAATATTATTATATTCAAAATCAAATGTAGCTGCTTGAGATGCATCCAATAAAGCATCTTTTACTAAAGATTGTGCTTCAATTTGATTAAAATTATTTGCAATAATATCAGCTTCAATATTGTTATATTCTGTTGTAGGTTTATCCCAACGAGTTTTACTTCTTTCTAAGAAATGAGGCTCAATCAATAATCCTTTAGAAACTTTTGCTCTAGCTGGCGCAACATCATGCAATACATCAAACAAAGATTTATCAATGTATTTTATTAACTGAATATATTCATTTATATTTCTATCCAATCTTTCAAAGTAATATTCTCTTAAATCTTTTAATTCAGAATATTCCTCTTTATATTCATCATGAGGGTCACCAATATAATTATCTATATTAAAATCACCAAATGCTTTTAGGATATCCATATTTAACTCTTTAGTTGGAGAAAGAAATAATCCTAAACGAGATGAATCAATCGGTGCTCTATCAAATGATTTTTTAGTTGCTCTAACTTTATAAGATAAATCACTTACCAATTCAATATCTTCAAATCTAATTTTATTACCATAGCCAAATCCAACAGATGGAACATCTCCAGTAATAGTTCTATCATATGGTTGATATTGATATGGATATACTGATGCTGAATAAAAATTTTGTGCATACGCATAATTTTCTCCATATTCACTACTAATAGAAACATTCTTAATATTATTATCCAATGTTCTATCTTTAGGATATTCAAAATCCAATCTATATACTAAATCTGCAGTAGATGCTGTATATGAATTACCATTTATTGCATCTGGAAATAAACTATGATTTTTAAATTTAGATATTTCCAACGGAGTTTTCCATAAACGAAATTCATCTATATTTCCAAAAAATCCATTTCCACCAAAAGTTAAAGATGAACCGCTTTGCCATATATCAGTAGTAGCCATAATTGACATACTAGCATAAGTTATTATTCTATGACCATCGGTAGTTGAATAATTAACTTCATACCAAGAAGAATTTCCACCTAAATCATGTCTATTAATTAATACATTTGAATAATAATCCAATGATACAGGAAACTCTAAACTTCCAGTAACAACATCAGCATCAGAAACATAGTATATACTTTGGTCCATATAATATGTTAGTGCTGCTGGTGAACCGCTTAAGAATGGTTCTAAGAAATATGAGTAAGCAGAACCAGTTCCCATTCCTAAATCAATATCCAATCTAGCAAAAGAACCCGTTGTTTGAATTAAATTTACTCCAAAATTACTTCCTGAAATTAAAGAGTATGTGCCATACGATGATGGTTTAACTCTAAATTCTATTGATTGTGGGTATTTTGTTGTAGATGATACAGTATGCCATGGAATAGATAATGAAGAATTATTTGACATTACTAAAGCTGCGGTTCTATCATCATATGTAAATTTAGTTACACCACCTTGTTCAGGGTCTTGAGGTCCACCAAATTCCATTATAGTTAACATAGATTGAGGAACACCATAACAAGCCATAATAGCTTTCATAGCTCTAGCAGTTCCTTTATTCTTTAATAGATATGGTAAGTTTGCTAATATCCTTCTCCAAACTTCTTCGTTTGCCGTTTTAAGTGGCATTGAATATTTTTGAGTACCATCTTTATTAGTACCAAATGCATATTCCCATAAAAATTGAGAATCAAAAGCTTTTCTACCTTCCCAACCTAAAGATTCTAGCATATGATAAACCATATTGTTCATCATACCAGTAGATTCTGTATATCCTACTTTTTTATTTCTATTTAATCCATTTATATAAGACCAAATTGTATCAAAATGATGCCCAATCATATCTAAGAAAGTTGCAAACTGCTCATTTTGGTAGTCTTCTTTTATAAATTCAGGAATATTATTTACTAAATAATTTGGATTAGTACTATCAAATAAAGATGCAGTTTGAACTAAAGAATCATACCAATCAATTACTAATTGATTAGTTGATAATAATGGAACATTATAAGAATCTTTTGGATATCCTAATGATGAACTAACATCATAATATAAAAAATGCTCAAATCCATCAAATTTTCTTTTTATTTCATTTATAGAATCATTAACTTTATTTGAATCATTTAAAGCAGATACAGAACCATTATTTACACTCCCAGTCAATGCTATATGTTTGGACTGATAGTTTTCTATTAGTTGAATTTTATATAAAAAGTTATTAACTCTTTCTTCCGCGGAACTAAAATTTATAAAATTATTAAATAAATAATCAGAACCACTTGTATATTGTATATTTAAATTTGTTGTATCAATATTTTGGTCTTGTAAATATTTGTTTAATAAATCGGTAGATGTTGTAGAACCACTTGCTAATAAATCATCATATACTTTATAACCAAATCCATTATCTACTTCTAATGCAAAGTTAGGTCCTTTTAATGGAGGACAAAAAGATTCATTTACACCAACTAAAGTTAATGTATCTATTATTGGATTTGATTGTAATTTAGAAATCCAAACTTGCTGATTTGGTTGAACAGTTGTATCTAATGGTTCATATAATTTTAATATTAATGTACCATTACTACCTGTCCAAGTTGTAATTACTTTATTATTACTATCCCCCAAGTGAACTAAGTGAGTAAGATATTTAGAAGTATCATTTGGTGTTTTTGAGTCTATATCATCAAATTGAGATTCAAATGCCTCTAACAATCTATTAATTACTGTTGCTCTAGGAATTGTAAGTTTACCTTTATAAAATTTAATTGATAAGACTTCTTCTTTACCACTAACAACTTCTCTACCACTTATATTATATGGTATTAATTTTATCTGAAAAGAAATTAAATTTTCATTTTCTGTATAATTCTTGTTTGATAAATTTAAAAGCGAAGCAACATTTAATTGTTGGATTCCACTTGCTCCCAATCTAATATATCCAGTACCACTTCCTATATGAAGATTTACATAATCTGCGTTTACGCTATCATATTTTATTGAAAAGTTTACATCAGTACCAACATAGTCAGGCCCCATTATATCAGCCGGATATGTTATATTTCTAATATCAGGAACACCCACATAAATGTCATCAACAACAGTATACGTTACATTAATAGCATCCCCATCGCCCATATTATTTGATGGAACTAATACAATTTTATAATTTCCTATTGTATTAAATACAGATGCAGGTAACACTATACCTTCTTGTATATTTGTAAATGTATATGGTTTATTATTCACATATACAGTAACTTTTGTTGTATTTACTGATGCTGAAAATCCAATTGGTATATCTGCTTTACTATTGATATTATATGTCCTATCAATATTTTGATTATTTAATGAAATTGTTGGATAATCAATAGGAGCTGTATTTACCTTTTCAGTAGTAATATTTAAACTATAATCGCCATTTAAAGTTATACTTGTTGATAAACTATCTGTTCCAACTGCTGTCAATGGTTTAAATTGACCGGTAGTTGATGAACCATTAATAGTTATTATTCTATAATTTGCTAAATCAGATGAAGATAATGAAAATGTATCTCCAGAGTTTCCAATTATACTATTTAATCCAGATATTAATTTTGTAGAAGTTTTATTATTTTGTATAACAACTGCCGAATTATCTAAATCGGATGTGATTGTTAATTTAAATGTTTTAGTATCCTCAGTTGGTTTTATATCAATTGGAACTACACCCGCTTTTAAATTAAATGTTATATCTAAAATTTGAGAATCATTTGTATTATCATATGGTTGTTCTACATCATTTACAAAATATCTTACATTTATTTTATATGGGTCTTTATCACTATATAATCTTTCATTTGTTATTGTTAATCCAGCATTATAAGTTGTTATACCATTATAATAATCAGGATTTTTTAATACAGACAATTGAAACATTTCATTTGAAACGTATCCCTCTTTTTGAACTCTTATTGATTTAGCCCCATTTGATAATATATCACTTAATAAAGAATTAATTACATTTGGGGTTGTTTTGAATGTATTTACATCATCTACAATTATAGAAGCTCCTTTTATATTTGAATTTACTCTTAATATCTTAGTTCTATCACCATTGAATCCTTGGAATTGATTGGGAGTAATTGGTGGTAATGAATTTCCCCCACCACCTCCGCCAGATGGCACCATAAATGATTGTGCACCATCATTAAGTTGTACACCAGATACTACAATACCACCATCTAAGTAATCAATATTTACCATTATTCAAATTTATTATCTTTATTAAACTTATCAATAACTCCCTGTCCAAATAAAAAATCATTATTTGATATCCCAACAAAACCAGCTCCTCCTCCCGAACCACCTCCGGTTATTACTGCTGGCTGTATTTGAGTTGGTACATCACCACATTCACTTACTATTGTAAATGGACCAAATCCACTTAAAGTACCTTCTTGTGCACATCCTATTTGATATTCTTGATTTGGATTAGTGTACATAGAACGTTGAGTTCCCGAACTATCTGTCCAATAAATAGTACCACCGCTATATCCTCTATAAGAATACATATGACTTACTTTAGTTGTTGTAGTTGGTGTATCTGCTGGAGGTGGTGGTGTAGCTGGCGGTAGTTCTTTTTCAATTTGCTTTTGTAATTCTAATTGTGCATCTGTTTGAACTACTTTAATCCTTTCCGCTTTAGTTATAACTGGATTTGATGTATCTATTAAAGTATCAGATTGCTTTCTTTGTAATACTTGTCCAACAATATCCATAGATGTGTCGGTTTCAATATCATACGTTGCATTTACTTTTACATCAGGTATTGATAAATAAAAATCTATTGCTTTAATTAAAAGTCGTATAATAGTAGTTTTGATTATATCTTTAGTTAATTCTATTGATGGTTTATTTAAATTAGGTTTGCCATAATTCAAATCTCTTATATTAGAATTTCTATTTGTAAATTCATATAAAGCAGATTGCATGAATTTATTATATACATTTGTTGAAAATACTTCAAACCCTTGTATTTTAAATTCAGCATTCATTTTATCAAACCAATTAGAACCATATTTGTTTTTAATAAAAGATGATATTTGTGTTGGATTTATTTTTTCAATAAATTGTATTGCATATTCAATTGTATCTTCTCTAAAATGTCCATCCTTTACAAATATACCATATCTTTCAAATAAATCAGTTCCAACATTTTCAGGTCTATTTAATGGCATTAATCTTATTTCAGTTCTTGATGGAGATATTTCTGAAATCCATAGTTTATCAAATTGTTTATCGCTCCCAGCTCTTTTATTAATAAGAGTAATTTGTGTTTTAAATATACCATTTACATATCCAGCTTCTGCTAACAATCTTTCAACATCAATAAAGTATTCATTTGGAAAGCTATAAGCTTGAAATATTGTTCCATCAGCTATTAAAAAATAATCTTTAATATTTTGTGTTGTAAGTGGTACATATCTAACCATACCAAAATCAGCTTGAGGTAATTGATTATCATTTGCATCATATACTATAAACTCAATGGCATCATTATCACTTAATCCAAAAAAAGATTGTAAATCAGATGTTTCAAAGATTTCTCTATCTTTTGAATTAATCCTATACCCTTTTGAGTCTATTATATCTTTAAAACTTTGTATTGCCATATTAATTAATTATGATTCCATAAATGGAAAGTGAAATCTTTACTTTCTGTTTTTGAGTTATCTGTAGCACTTACACTTACTGTCATTGTAAAATCATATTCTGTTGGGCTTGAGTGTGAAAAAAGTCCACCACCGTGTTGACCAGATAATTTATTTAAATATGTGCTTGGTTTATTTATATCAAAACGTTTTGTTTCGTTTGCCTTAACAACAACAGGAATACTAAATCCATAATCCCATATACTTTGATTAACACCACCACTAAATTTTAAATCAACATTAACATCTTTAGGTCCTGCTACAATTTCAAAATATGTTTGGAATGTTTTTCCATAATCATTACCAGGTGCTGCAAATTTTCCTGCGGATGCTTGAGACCCATAACCACCACCATAATCCATGCCAATCATTTGCTTATTGTTACCTTGCAATTTAGTAGGGTCACCTTTTTCAAAAACAATTGTTGATAATTGTCCAGTAGAAACTCCACCAGCTGCAATAGCTTGGTTTTTAGCATTTAATTGTGCTCTTAATGAATCTATCTCTTGTTGTAATGATTGATTTCTAGCAAATAAAGAAACTCTCTGAATTGCTTCGGATGTTGCTTTTTGAATTGCATTTTGTAAATCGGTAATTGAACTTTGAACTTTTGAATTAGCTTGAGATGTTTGATTTTGTGATGTTGCAGCTATTAATGTTTGATTATCTACATCAACTCTCAAACTTTGAGATACAATTTCTAATTGAGTTATTTTTCCTTGTAAATCTAATACATTTTTATTCAGAACTTCTATTTGTGCAGTTAAATCAATTACAGATTGAGTTACTGGGTTGTATATTGAACGAAGTACTGTGTCAGGCAATTCTGGTGCGGTGATTGGAATTAATTCTACAATATTTGTATCAATTGATTTTACCAATTCGGAATTATTATATCCAGGCTTTGTTAATCTACCAGAAATGACACCAGCGTTTGGGTCGGATTCATCTATTAGTGTAAATCCAACACTTCCAGTATTTTGATTAATGCTTAAAGAACCACTAACCAAAATCTTTCCAACTAATTTTTCGTTTTTTAAACCTGTTTGTATCATTTTATTTTACAACGCTAAATGTTATATCATTATCAAAATAAACATCACCATCATTAAATGTTATTTTAAATTCTATTCTATAAGTCCTATCAACTTCCCAATTCGTAAAATCCAATTGAACATAACTTCCATTTTCATCACAACTAATTTTAGAATAATTAGAAAAAGGAATTATTATATCTCCACTAGCATCATCTTTAATTTGATAATAAGATGCAGCTGGTAAATAATATGTTGTTGAATATTGATTTAAATAGTTATTAAATGTTTTAAGAGGATATAGTTCTCTACCAAATATTCTTAATTTTGGTTTAGTTCCTAATTTATATTGACTTTTACCATTTGTTATTCCAATTTTGAATTGTTCTATTGTTAATGGTTGTAATGAACCTGTATTAAATATTTGGTCATCCCAACCTATTCTAATTTTTGGTTGATGTATTGTATGTGTTTCTTTACTAAAAAATTGCAATATACCATAATCTTCGGTATCGTTTTCTAAAGTATCAGAATATTTTAATATTACACCATTATTAGGAATAGAGCCACTAATCCAAGATAATAACATTGGTTTTACATTCATAGATACATCTGCCGTACTATAAGAATAATTTTGAGATGATGTATATGTTGTGTACCAAACTCCACCAAATCCAGAATAAGAACCAGTTGAACCGGCTGCAAAATTTGGAATTTGTCCATCAGTAGTTGTATCGCCTAACCATGCTGATTTAGAATCTCCTTCTCTATAATTCCAGCTAACTCCAGCAGTTGTAATATTATCAAATCTAGTACCAGAACCCATTTGCCAACTTCCAGAAATTGGAAAAGCATATAAAGTATAATCTAAAGGTATTTCATTTGATTGACAATCTTTTAATATTAAAGTTGCCTCACCTACACTAGAACCAGTATGCAATGAAGATATATCAAATTTAATTAAAGCCCTTGATACATCTTTAATACCACCATAATAAACTTTACTAACTTCTAATACCTGGTCTAAACCAGTATTTTGATTTCTTTGTTGTAAATAAACTGATGCATCTTTTGATGCTGTAATAAAATTATACATTATTTAGCTCTACCTTTTATATCCGCATTTGGAAATTTAATTTCGAAAACCGAAGGGTCTAACGATGGATAGATTACCTTTCCTTTAGTTGCAGCAGTTATATTATAAGAATTAGAAGAATATTTTCCACCACATTTATTTATAAATTCTAACATAGGAACTGATGATACTCCTTCTACATTTGCTAACAATAATTCTATTTCACTAATGTTTATAGTTTGATTAAATGTCCAATTATCAATACTAAAATAATCCTTCAATTGAGTTATACAATTAGTAAGTACATCACTTTTATTATAATTTTTTAATACTGCTATTTCAAAATTAACACCTATGTTTATAATAAAGCCATCTATAATATTAACACCATCTGTCAATATTTTATACTCATTTAAATATGTTTTAAGATTTTCTTTTACTCCTCTATTAAGATTTGTAAGATTTCCATTACCATCATATCCTAACAAATATAAATTAATTGCAAATGGATTATTTTTTTCTTTTTCATTTGTAGTTTTACCAACAAAATAATTTTTTAAATCAGTTTGAATTGATTGAGTAGACGGTTTGTTTCCATTAGCAGTTGAATTTACAAAGTTCATTACCAAATCAGTAAATTCTTGCATATGATTTGGAGATGCTAATATAGAAGATGGTGAATTATTATCCAATGTACCATCTGCAGTTGCATATGCTTTAGATATACCCCCAAATTTGGATGGCATAGATAAAGCTCTTATTTGATAATCTTTTGAAGTAACTGCTCTATTTTGTGCACCAAAATTTGCCAAAGCATTTTGTCTAATTTCTTCTATCGTTTCTCCACCTCTACCACCAACAGCAGGTACTTCGTTATCAACAGCTACAGAACTTCTTATAGAACTAAATGTTGATTGCTGTATTTGTGTGAATACAGATATATCATTATCATATTCTATTTTTGTAATTCTTGTTAAGTCACCCGTAGGAATATTAGAATCAATACCACCGCCCACAAAATAACTAACAGTTAATATTGTATTTGATGGTGATGTTCCGTATGTTTTTGTTTTTAAAAAATTAGTTGGGTCAAATGATTCTTCCAATCTATTAATTGAATTTGGTAATCCAAGTCCAACATTTTTAAAATTAGGTACTAATAATTCATCATTTGCACCAGCATCACCAGAACCAAATTGAATAGTCATTGTACTATTTGAATTTACCTTTGTAACAAATCTTCTTGGCGTTTTTATTGTTTTTAAAATATATGGTACAGTTGATTTAAATTGATATAAATCAGGGTCATTTGATTCCGTATTTGGTTGGTCAACAAAAACCATTTCTTGTGCCAAATATGGAACTTCATACCATTTATTATTATTAGAATCTCTTATATCAATTATTTGTATTATATTAGTATCATCTAAATTTATTGTTTGGAATGCTTGATAATCTGAAAAAGTAAATTGCTTAGTTATTTTAGTTGCTGATATTGCTTGTATATATTTTTTAACTAAATAAAATGTTGGTTCTGAAGTAGTTGCATCATTTTGATAAACTACTATTTCTCTATCTGTACTATCTGAAAAATCTACAACATCAGTTGTTATAAATGAAATGGATTTACTTTTAGAAGTTACTTCCATTCCCTCTTTTACTCTTAAATAATAAGTTTCATCAGGTTTATTATTTACACCAGTTCCTATTGCCGGCACTAATTGATAAACTGAAAGTGTTGTTAATGCCGGTGATGTTACTTTTGGTTTGTAACCCAAATATTGAGCCAATGAAATTACATTTTCAACATCTTCTGCATAAACCATCATTGATTCTTTCAAAGTATCATCTACATAATAAGATAATACATCACCAATGTAAGATGACATTTCTATAAACATCATACCAGGTGATGTTTCATTAAAATCAGAATATGTTTTTGGAAAATAAGTTTTTGCAAATTCTATAAGATTAGCTCTAAAGCTTGCAAAATCTTTATTAAGATATTTTATATCCTTACCATTATTCTTAAAGTTTTTGTTTATTGTGTTTATTGCCATTGTTATTATCCTTGTACTGTGAATGTTATGCTTTCCAAATTAGTTGAATTTCCTAATGTAAATGTTATTGATACATCAATTTCATTTTTATCTTTTAATTCTTTTTTTGTATCTACATTTATTTGTTGTATTGTAACATATGGTAACCATTTGGAAATAGTACTAACTATTGTATCTTCAATTTTAGTTGCAATTTCATCATCTATTTGTTCAAATAATACTTCTTGCAATCCACTTCCTAATTCAGGTTGCATTAATCTTTCCCCTTTTTTTGTAAGCAACAAACTTTTTATATTTGTTTTTACTTGGTCAATGGTTTTAAATGTTTGATTAAATGCAACATCTCCAATTTGTATAGGCAATGATATTCCCAATGCATAATCATTATATGCTTTGGTATCTTTTACTATCTTTGAACCTAATACTATTGCCATTATTTTTTATTAAATCTTTTTACAAGCTCAGAATAATCTCTATTTAATGCTTTATCTAATTCAGGTACTCCAGTTTGAACACCTAATCCAGTTGATTGAGGTCCTTTAGCTAAATCACCATATCCCATTTTGTCAGCTATTGCAGTTCTACCTACAATAGAGCCCATATCACCTTGTCCAAAACTCATAGTTTTAAATCCACCATCACCTTGTGGTATTCCACCTCTTGTTTCATTAAGAATTTGGTTAATCATTGGATTTTTGCTGTATGTTTTTAATGGTGCTTCTTTTTGTTGAACTGATTCCATAATTGGTTCATCTTCTAAAATAGCTTTTGCCATTGAAATACCAGCTGATTCTTTTTTTGGTGCTGGTTGTTTACCTTCACTTAATAATCTTTTTACTTCCTTTTGAACGGATTCTTTGATTAACGCAGGTAATTGCTCCTTCAATTCCTCTTTTATAAGGATTTGTATAGCTTTTAATAGTTTATCTGTGTCCATATATTGTTTTGTTATGTTTATAAATATTTAAAACTTTATTTATTACAACCCGGCGGAATAACATATCCAGTTATATTCTTAACATTAGGAGTTTTTAAGAAACATCCGCACCCATTTCTATTAAATCCACCACCACCTGTGTTTCCTTCTATTGTAGTTACTTTACCATTACTAACCGATGCTACAATTCCAATGTGATGTTCTTTACCCTCAGGTCCATATAATGCAGCTGCTCCAACAGTTGGAACTTTAGAATATAATCCTTTACTTTTACCCCAACTAGCCCAACTTTTACAAGATGCAGCGCCAGGAGGTGTTTTAAGTCCTGCTGATTTCCACCAAGCGGTTACTGCTGATGCGCACCAATAATAACCTTCTCCAGTTGCTCTAACTTGAGCCTGATTATCTAATCCTGCTAAACTAACCATAGTATCTATTCTACCAGCTTGTCCTACTGGCGATTCTCCATTTGGATTTAATTTACCTCCATAGTTTTTACCAGCCCCATGATTTGCAGCAGTTCCAGTTTCCAAAATACCAATATCTTTTCTTGCAGCTTCTACTACCTTCAATCCAATATCACATTTAAAACTAGGGTCACTATTTGCTATTTTAACTATATTATCTACATGCGTTTCTACTTCTTGTGGTTTTACATTTTCATTTGGTATTGAATTAAATTCTTTAGTTTCTACTTCTTGTGTTAAAAGTTCTTTATATTCTGTTGCAGTTTGGACTTGCTCTTCAGATGCATTAGGATTATTTATAGTTTCCTCAGCCTGTGCAATTTCTTTCTTTTTTTCAGCAATATCATCATCTGTCATTTTAAAATCAGATTCGGGTGGTACGGCTCCTCCACCAGGTTGAGCTTCATCAACAAAATATCCATTCCATTGAACAATACCAGGACCCGGAGTTCCAACTGGTGGGTATAATGATATTGTATTTATAATTCCACTAACAGTTTGTAAATGAGCAGTAGCATATGCTATAAATTCATCTATTATTATTGTTGTATCATTTGTAGGAGGTAATGCTGACATATTATTCGTATATTGAAACGTGCATTGGGTCATTATTACTCAACCACGTCATTCCATGTTTTTTAAATATTTGAGCTACTTGTAAAAATCCAGTATCAAATGGAGTAAAATCTCTTAATTTTGTTTTTCCAGAATATACACCATCAGTTCCAAATTTAGTTCCATATGGATACACCCCAGCATTCATATCAATTGCAGTTCCCCAACTATGATTTGAAAATCTACTTCCGCAAGTTACATTTCTAACCGCCATCCCACCATCACAAGTTGCTATATATTTATGCAACCCAGTTGATTTTATTTCTACTAATGCTGGTTTTATTATTGCTGCCAAATCTTTATGTATCATTATTTTTTTATCTCCCTTTATTGTTGGAAATAATATTTCGGTACAATTTTTTGTTAAATATTTTTGATTTACTTTATACCAGTATCTTATAGGTGCTGAACATTTTGTTCCTGTATTTTCTGTACTATCTACTATAAAATTACCTGGCTGTCCTAAAGCAGGCCATTCACCATTTCCACATTTTTTAAATAATGCCTCATCTCCCCTACCAACAAGTATTGGTTTTGGTGATTGCTGATTATCAACAATTACTTGTGACTGATTAAATTGTTGAACATTAGATAAAGCTTCTTTTTGTGTTACTTGACTATTATTATTCATAGCCTCTTCTTCGCTAGGAAATTGTTGTTGATAAACATATTGATTTTTATCAAACTCAATATGGTCTTCTTCAATAGTTTTTTGCTCAACTTCTTCTGGGGTTGATGGCGTATCTGATGCTGGTGTGCCTGGTGCACCAAGTTGCCATTGTCCCGGATTAGTACATACCGCAGATGTTATTGAAACATTTATAGTAGAACCTGCTGCTGGAATTAATGGGATTGGAGATTTATTTAATTGAACCCCTTGCCAATATGCCAATACTCCATTACCCATATTTCCAACTAAATCGTATGGTCTTACTGAATTTGCACCTTGTTGAAATGCCATTTTGAACATTTCTTTCATTGTATCAACATTCCCTTCCATTACAGGAATATGATTAATTGTATCACCACCTCTTTTTATTGCCGCATCATATTCAGTTGCATATAATTCAGCTATTTCATTTAAAGTTTTTATACCTTCTGGTGAATTAGCTCTACTTAAAATATTATTTTTGAATATTTGCCAAGACATATTAAGATGTTTGGTTTAATTTACTAAGAATAGTATTTAATTTTGATTTTATTGAACCAAATTGAGATACATTTGTAGGTCCAGTTGCAGAAGGACCTGATGGTGTTAGATATATTTGCTGTGTTATTGCATCAATCAGTTCTGCTAATAAATCTACTAATTTTTGTCCTTTTACCATTGGTTCTAATTCTTTACTACCAATAAAAACAGAACCATTACCAGTAATTAAATTAATATCTCTATCATTAGTCATAATATTAATATCATCACCAACAGTTGCATCTATTCCGAGTTTATTATCAATAGATAAAGCTCCATCGGAAATAAATCCATAATTTTTTTTAGAAAAAAATATCATTTCTGCTGTTTTTGCAGAAAGTATTATTCTTCCAGAATTTAAAAGTATTTGGTCTCCTATAAATTTTGATGGATAATTATGAAATGATTCTGGTTTAGTTTGAAAATCTGTTTTTCCTTTATCATCAACTGTTCCCGGTAAAAATGCTAGCTGATTTTGATTTGATGATAATACGATAGAACTACCATCTCTACTTATATCTTCTTCAATTGAAGAATTTATATCTTTTTGAGATATTATTGAATTTTCGCCATTTCTTATTATAATTGTTGGTGAAAATTCTTTTTTAGGATTATTATATCCAGAAAATCTAATTGATTGTCCAAATCTACTTTCCAATAACATATCACCTTCATAAAGTTTTAATTTATGAATATTAGGTTGTGCTTTAAAATAATCACCATACCCATCGTATTTTGTAGAATCATCTGCATTTGTTCTTGATATTCCAGTTTCTTGAACTTTATTATAACTTTCTTTTTTGCCAGAACCAACTGAGTCTGGATTATAATTTGAACGTATATAAGTTCCATCTGTGTTTACATTTGGTGATATTTCCGCTCCTATTCTTTTATAAAATATTTGACCAACACTACCTTTTACAATTTCAACAGTTTCATTTTTTACAGGAAGATTTTTAAAGTTTTTATCAAATGGATATGCTATTGGTAAATTTTTATCCGTTGATGTTGCTCTATTAGAATATCTAAATTCAATTGCACCAATTAAACCAATATCTTCTTTTTTATTTTTTAGTAATGGGTGTGATTCATCTAATATTATAGAATAAACAATACCATATGATGATTCTGATTTATCTCCTCCAGAAAATTGTGTTACTGTTGCTGTTGATGTTTGTGCGTTTTGAATTGGCATTTTATTTCATTTTCTTTTTTAAATCTTCTAACTCAAATTCCAAATCATCAACTCTTTCAACTTCTAATTTAGTTTCTTCTAAATCTCTAAGTAATTGTTCTTTTTCAAATGCAGAAAGAAATCCTTCTTGCCCTTCTGTTTTTTTATCTGCTGCTACTAACTTTTGAGCTAATGCAGCTAATTTAACCAATTGGTCATCATTTTTAACGGAACTATCTATTAGGGATGAGATTATAGGACCTACAGTTCCCATATCACCAGCATGTCTAACCATATTTTTCAATTCATTGATTAGTTCGCTTATTTTTACTTTCTTTTGCGTTTGATTGTTGTATATGTCTTGGAATAATCCACTTAGAGATTTACCAGGAAATAATTCAAATTCTGTTGACATAGTAATTTATTTACATTTTGTATGTATATAAATATGATTTCTATGAAAACTTAGGATTCGTTTAAGGCTTGAACCTTAATTTGTATTTTAGGGGTATATCCTTTTGGTAAGTTTGTTTTTATACCTTCAAATCGTTCAACTTTATCTTTAAAATATTCAATTTCTAAGATTCTATCAGTTAAATTCATTATAGTTTGAGAAGATGTAAACATTTCAGCGGTGTTTCTTCTCATATTTAATTGAGATTCTTTTGAAAAAAATTGTTTTCTCATTGCCGGTCCAATATCTTCCCAATTTTTTACTTTATCAACTACTTTTTCTGCTGATATTTTTCTCATTTTAGATGAAAGATACTTAATACCATTTGTATATCCGGCATCAGTAAATAAATGTCCATGGTTAGTTCTAACTACTGGTGATTCCGTATTATGCAATTTAATATCAGGTTTGTGTTTTGATGTAGATTCAATACTAACCATATATTTTGGGGAAGATATGAATGTATGTCCTTTAAGTGCTAAATTACTTTTACCTTTATATGTAATTGCTGATTTAATTGCTTCTTTAAGAGTTTTTTGCTTAATAATATTTCTCATTTTATCTCCATCAGGTCCAGGTTTACCACCTTTTTTAACTATCTTATGTTCAGCTTCATCATGTCCAACTAAAAGTGCTGCGTTTACTACACCAATACCATATTCGTTCATACCCTCACTCCAATCCGTTGTTACATCATGTAAGTAAGCTACCTCAACACCATCAATTATAGTGTGTACTATTTCTAAAACAGGCTTATAAGCTCTATCTCTATTTTTAGCAAGAATAAATTTATTACCAACTTCTTTGGATACAATAATACATTCGTTAATCATTTACTTACAGGTTTTCCAACCTCCTCCCTTTGATTTGTAATTTTTTGCAGCCCATCCATTTGCGTAAGCTGATGGATATACATCAAACTTTTTCTTTGCTGCTGCTTTTGATGCTGACCATTTAGCTTGGTCAGTTGGACAATTTCTTTCTAAAAATAATTCCATTGCTTCTTCAATCACTTCATGTTTCTTTCTACCCTGACAATGTGCTCTTTGTGAAAATCCTTTTGGGTGAGAACAATCTATTGAACGTTTATATTTAGCACTCAATTTTTCATTCATAGAACCCAATCCACATCTTTCTAAAAATTCACTAGTATCTACAACAATTCCTTCTTTTATAAAATCTTTAAGTCTATCTAATGCCATTTGTTTACGATTATGGATATCCT